TGAAGCAATTCGCGAAAACACCCCTGATTCTTGGCGCTATGTCGTCAGCATCTACCCGGACCACCTGATTTTCGAAGAAGAGAAGAAGAACGCTTCTGGCCGGTCCCTCTTCAAACAGAAGTACCTCATCTCTGACGGGGCAGTATCGCTCGTCGGCGAACCTGTAGAAGTCGTGCGCAAACCAACTGAGTACGAGATTAAAACCAACGGAGAGAACGATCCGATGAAAGAACTGATTATCAATGCGCTGCAAGCCGCTGGTAAGCCGACCGAAGGCAAGTCCGACGCTGAGCTGATGGACGCATACAACCAACTGGCAGCAGAGAAGGCCACCACCAAAACCGAAACGCCTGAAGAAAAGGCGACTCGCGAAAAGGCCGAGAGAGAAGAGCGCGAACGTGCCAACAACCAGGCGGAAGCTCCGGCATGGTTTAAGCCGTTCGCGGACGACCTCGCCGCTGTTAAGTCCGGCCTGACTGTTAACGCCGATAAGGAGAAAGGCGAAAAGCGCTCAGCGGTGAAGCTGGCGATGAATATGAGCGATGACGAAGTCGCGGATCTGGACGGTAAGGCGCTCGACGCCATGTACGCCAAGTGCCAGACCTCCATCGGCCTGAATGGTGCATTCCGCCAGGTCAATTCCTCTCAATCTGTTAGCGAAATGCCGGAGTAAATAATGGCTAAAGACGGAAAGCATATCATCCATGCGGGTGGAGTATTCCCTAACCCGCTGCTCAATCGTGAAGGCGGTGCTGCCGCATCAACCCTGCCTGGAACGGTAGGATTCTTCAGCACTGCTGACAAGTTCACTGCGTCGGTTGCCGGTGCTGAAAGCGCTATTAAGTACGTAGCCAACAAAGACTACCTGCGATGCCTGAGTGTTGATGACGCCATTCCAACCAATGAGTTGGTCGTGGGTATTCATCCGCTGCCTGGCATGTTCCTGAACGTGCGTGCCGCCGCTGGCACCTACACCAAAGGTCAGCCGGTTGCCGTAGCAAATGGTCGCGTCACCGCTGTTGTCGCTGATGCCGTTGTATTCGCCTATGTCGAAGAAGATAAAGCAGTCACTGCGGTGGCCGGCGATCTGATTCGCGTTGTGTTCAAGTAAGGAGCACTGAATGTTTGTATTCTCCAAGTCTATCGGCGAAAAGACCGGTAACGCTGAAATTAACCAGTGGCAGTTCAACAGCCTGCAAAACGAGCGTAACGCTAGTGCACAGGCTGTGGCTGACTTTCTGGCTCGCACGCGATTTGGCGAGAATGGTCATCTGGATGCGGTTAACGCAGTGGACGACATTCGCCGCCTGTACCGCGCTTTCGATACCACCGTGCTTCAGCAGTTCGAACCGAACACTGAGTTCACTCTACTGAACGATCTGATGCCCCTGTCTCGCTCCGTTCGAATCGAGCAATCTCGTTACGATTATGCTCGTACCGGCGGCCGTGGCTGGGCGCACACCTCGATGTCTGGTCAGGTAGGCGCGGCTCTGGATGCCCGCAGTTACACCTTCGACGGTACCATGGTTCCGATCCATGACTCGGGCTTTAAGTTCGAATGGCGTGATCCTATCTTCAACAGCCCGTCGGCGCTTCAGTCTCAGGCTGATGCACAGCGAGGTTCTGTAGAAGACGTACAGCGCCGTTACGTTGACTACATCTTCAACGGCTTCCGCGACAAGGCTGGTAATTTCGCAGTGTTCGATGGTCTGACCTGGAAAGGACTGAAAGACGATGAGCGTGTAGCGCAGATCGACCTGGGAGCTTCCGGCCTGAACATCGACTTTACTTCGACTGCTACTACCTCTCAGCAGAACCGCGCGGGTGCAATCTCTTTACGTGATCAGATGCGTCGCATCAACGGTCAGTACGCGGACCAAACCTGGTACGTTTCCGGTGAAATCATCTCTAACTGGGAGCGTTATTACAGCGACAACTTCCAGTCTGGCACCGTAATGGATGAAATCCTGAAACTGACTGGTGTTGCGGCGATCAAGGAAGACAGCCAGTTGACCGGTAACGAAATCGTCATCGTGCCACTGGGTGCTGGCGTAATCGCTCCCATCGTCGGTCAGGCTATCGGTACCGTTGCGTCCCCGCGCCCGGAGTACAACAGCGACTACATCTGGCGCACCTGGGGTGCAATGGGGTTGATGGTTAAGCAGGACATCAACAACAAATACTCCGTAATTCACGCATCGAGCTAAGGATAAATCATGGCACTGGTAGAAATCGTGGCAAACAACCTGCACGCCGGTGCCAACCTCCGCAAACTGGAGGTTGGTTCAGTGGTGGATGTGGACGACGCAACGGCTGAGCGCTGGATCAGCACAGGAAAGGCGAAGGAGACCGACAAGAAGAAGGGCGAAAAGCTTTCCTTCGAAGTGGCTACCCCTTCCGCGCCGACGGCAGATCTTTCAGGCCTGCAAAAGCAACTCGCCGACGCGCTGGAGCAGAACCAAAAGCTAATCGCCGATGGTGAAGCAAAAGACAAGGCCCACGCCGACGCGCTGGCAGCAGAAACCAAACGCGCTGATGAAGCCGAAGCGGCGCTGGTAGAAGCAACCAAGAAGGCGAAATAACCATGGCACTTCGTGAGTTCGATAACCCGATCAAGTCCCGCGATGAGCTGGATGAACAAACCAAAGGTAATTAACCATGGCTGACCCAATCACAGCGGCAGACGTGCAGGCGTTCCTCGGTGAATTGGGTTACTCCATTCCGGGCGCTTTGCTGGACCCGATTCTCTGCGTGGTGAACAAAATTATCCCGTGTCTCGATGGCGCAGGGTATGACGAGTGCACCGCAAAGCTGATCCTGATGTACGCCGCCGCGCTCATGGCAACGTCGTCCGGCGCGCGCCGCATCAAATCGCAGGGCGCGCCATCTGGTGCGTCCCGCTCGTTTGAATATGGCGACGATGGAATTGCCTGGCTGCGTGACTCACTGGCCCGGCTCGATACCAGCGGTTGCACCGGAGAGTTGCCAATCAGCGCCGGTAACAGCGTGGGCCTGTTCCTTGTCGTCGGGGGTTGCTGATGTCATGGATATCCGTAAGCGCCCGGCTGCCTAGTTCCTTCACCCGCGTCTGGGTGATGACCGATACCGGGCGGGAGACCACCGGCTACGTCAAATCGGACGGTGAGTGGCACATCAACTGTGATCGCATCCGGGCTACAGGCGCGAAGGTACTGCGCTGGAAGGAGGGCTGATGTCATCGGTAGCAAACTGGTCCTACACCGCCAAAGCCACTATCTGGCGCAAGGGCGCTGGCGGCAAAGACGAAAACGGTGATCCCATAAACGGCTATGCCGCGCCGGTCATCATCCTGGTCGATTATGAGGGCGGGCTGTCAAAGCGTATCGGTAGCCTGGGCGCTGAAATCGTCGTGAAGAACACCGTCTGGACTGAGTACGCACTGGCCGACGCCGGTGACTACCTGCTGATTGGTGAATCTACCGACGCCGATCCGGTTGCCGCTGGCGCTGATGAGGTGCGGCAGGTTATCCGTTACGCCGACACGTTCGAGCGAGTGGCGGACGATTTCGCGATACTGACGGGGGTTTAACCATGGGCATCAAAGTGAAGGGCATTGCTCAAGCGAAAAAACACCTGAACGACATCATCAACGACGTTCAGGGCCGGAAGGCTGTCCGCGCCATCCAGTCAGCGATGATGCTTATCGGCACCCGGGCGGCCTATTACACCCCGATCGATACCTCCACTCTGGTGAATAGCCAGTTCCGGGAAATTGATGCGGGTGGAGTGATTATTACCGGTCGCGTCGGCTATTCAGCCAACTATGCAGCATATGTCCATGAGGCATCCGGCAAGCTGAAAGGCCAGCCACGCGCGCACTTCGGTATCACCAGCAACCGCTCTGATTTCGGCCCGCAGAAACCGAAAGAGTTCGGTGGCGGGACCGGCACCGGTAACTACTGGGATCCTCACGGTGAACCTCAGTTCCTGACCAAAGGCGCTAATGAAGAGCGCGATGCCATAGATGCTGTGATGCGCAAGGAGCTTTCGCTATGACCAGAGAAACATTCCACCACTGTGAAGATGGTCGTGGCCATCGGCAGGTGTTTGTTAATGGCAACAAAATTAGCCGAGTAGTATGGGCTGATGAAGAGAAAGGCATTGTGTGTTTTCATCCTGAACCGCTTAGATGCCATAGGCGAGGTCCTTTGCGCGTCTATTCCCGTAAGTTGCGTGGGAAGGTGAAGGTTGTCTTTAATGACGAGGTGAAAGCCAAATGACACCCATGATGCACGAGCGGGTGCGCAACATGTTCGGTGATGCTGGCCTGACAGCCGGATTTACGGTGCAGAAGTTGATGTACGACGACCCGGAGGATCTGACTCAGGCCGTGATGGTATTCCGGCCAAACGGTGGTTCGAACATCCGTCACGACCTTGGCTCTGAACATCACGTCCTCGTCGATGTGATCGGCGCGAAGGATAAGCGCGGCGACGCCACCAATGCCGTACAGCGCATAGTCGATTATGTCCAGGCAAATCCAATGGCAGACGAGTGTGTCGGTTACATCCAGAACATGGGCGCAATCCCTGCGCCGGTGCTGACGGCAGAAGGACGAATAGTCTTCCGACTCCAGTTCGCCTGCACTTACGGCGAATAGCCAAAAAAACCATATAGACCCGCTACGGCGGGTTTTATTTTTTATACGTCAAAGAGGAAGTTTCACATGGCTAATTGCCCTAGCTCTAATGAGCGTCTATTCGGCGGCGCTGTAGTGCTGGAAGTTGCCGATGGTTGCGCGGATGCAAAGCCGCTTGAGGCCGACTGGAAGGCACTGGCAGCAGGCACCTCCAAAGGCTTCGACTTCAACCCGAACGCGGTTACGTCTGATGCTGATGATGGTGGCGGCTACGTCGAATCCATCATCACCAACAGCGATTTCACTATCAGTTTTGAGGGGGAGGTGCGTAAAAAGGACAAGCTGGATCAGTACGGCATAGGTAAGTTCATCACTTACTTTGCTGCAGAACTGGCAGCACGTCGTCAGCCGGGTATCTGGGTACGCATGCCATATGGCCCGGTAACGTTTATCGGCTACATGGTAGTGACGGCTCTGAGTTCTGACGGCGGTACCAACGACATTGTCACGCTCTCCACTGAGTTCAAGGTAGGTGATTCGAGCACAATCGAGGTTATCGACAACTCCGCGGCGACTGCCTTGGTATTCGTTGCGGATCTGCCATCAACCAAGACTGCAGCTGTAGGTGATGACTTCGAGCTTGGTGTGCAGGTTAGTGGTGGCGTGGCTCCGTACAAATATGACTGGTACAAAAACGGCATCCATACCGGATTGTCGACCAGCACCACGACCATCGATTTTGATAACGCAACCACAGCTGATAACGGTGTGCGCCAGGTGAAAGTGACCGACTACAACGGTACCACCATCACCTCGACGCCAAATACTCTTACCGTCAGCTAACGGCCATTCCAAAGGGTGGCCGCGGCTGCCCTTGATAATGATCGTTACCCGGGAAGGAACATGACAGCACTGATAGATATCGGCGAGTTCTCTGTGAGTGACGGCCGGGACGGAGGAAAGGATTACCTGCTGAGGCCCTCTCTGATGGCTATGACCCGGATCGGCACACCAGCGGAGATAGTTCAGGCGTATGCCACAGTACACGGTAGCGATGTTGCCGCCGTCATCCAGCTCTGTACTGACACGCTTGGCCGCTTCCCTGAGTGGCTGTCGCCATCCATGAATCGCATCGTTGAACGGCTGCTGTCGCTGAGCATGCATATCATGCAGGCCTGCTGTGATGACGATCTCACCCCGATGATAGGTGAGTGGAAAGGTTGGAGCCGGTACGTTGTTTACCGGCCCGGGCAGATGCCGAGAAACGACATCATCGTGCTGGCTCAGCACCTCATGCAGCATGGCGTCGTTGGCAAAGCCAGTGTGCGCCGTCTTCAGCGGCATGAGTCAGGCGAAACGACGAATGAGTTTAAAGCGTTCGACTACATCAGCGCGGCGCGTAGCCATTTCGGCATTAGCCGGGATGAGGCGGCGGCACTGACAATGACCGAGTTCCAGCTGATGTTGGCACAGAAATACCCTGATCAGAAGGGCTTTACGCGGGACGAGTACGACGCAGTTGCTGATGACTTCCTGGCGAAGCAGGCGGCGCGCCGGGCACAGGCAAACCAGAAGTAGCTGGCTTTTTCTTCAATCACCTCCTGAGATCAATAAATCAGCAGTTGCCGTTGCACCTGTGCTATTCCTGGGTAGGATGTTTCCACTTTTACCAATGGGGAATAGGGATATGAAGAAGAGTTTTGTTGGTTTATCAGTTGTGGCGATCACTTTATTCTTAACGGCGTGCGCTCCCAGTAAGGAGATGCAGGAAGCCAAAAAAAGAGATGCTGAATTCACTCAAGCTGTAAAAAACATCAATCTTGAAACAGCAGACGTAGGTAACAAGCCAGATAATTCCAAAGTCATCATAGAATCAGCCATTCGCGATCAGTTAAAAGACCCCGAGTCTGCAAAATTTTCTGAATTCACAGAGCCTCGCAAAGAGGTAATGGTTGAGAATAGGAATTTTGTGTACGGCTATTCTTCCTGCGTTTATGTGAATGCTAAAAATTCATATGGTGGGTATACAGGCAAGCAACTGTATTGGGTGTTTATGAGAAATGGCCAAGTCCTAAGGATTAAAAACACGAATGATGCTTATGGAAACATAATCTTCATTGGAAGGCCGGTAAATTGTAGTTAAATCCATGAACTTCATTCAAACCTCGCTCCGGCGGGGTTTTTTTATTGCCCGGAGAGAGCTATGGCAGGTGAGAAAGACGCTGGCAGCATTGTTTACACGGTGAGTGCTGATATTGAACCATTGCTGGTTGGCGGCAAGTTAGCAGCCGATGCATTGGACAAGCTTGATGCCGCGGCCAAGGCGTCAAGTAAAGGCATGGATAGTCTCGATAATAGCGCCGGACAGACTGGTGGGGCTTTCACTGAACTTGCTGGCTATGCCAACTCTATGGATAACCAGCTTAAAAAGCTGAATGGTAGCGTCAGCGGGATTGCCAGGGCAATGGCTGAGGCCCGTAGTGGCACCGGTGGTGCCAGCAATGAATTTAGCAGGGCTGATTCGATTATTGAAGCGCTGGGCAATCAACTGGCGATCCTCGATGAGGCGCAGGAGAACGGCGCGCGCAGCGCTGCGATGTTGGCTGCCCAATTGCGCGCTGGATCTAAAGCTACCGATGAAGAGAAGCAGAAAATTGGTGAGCTAACCGGTCGTCTTTTTGATATGAAAACTGCCAGTGATACGGGCGCAAAAGGGCATGGGAACTGGAAATCCACCATGCAGCAGGCTGGCTATCAAGTTCAGGATTTCATCGTCCAGGTGCAGGGTGGCCAGTCTGCTCTCGTGGCTTTCTCACAGCAGGGGTCTCAGCTTGCTGGGGCATTTGGCCCTGGCGGCGCGGTTATAGGTGCAGTTCTGGCGCTTAGCACGGTGGTGGCCGGGGCGCTTATAACATCGTTGAATGGCGGTAAAAATGCCATAGATGCGCTGAAAAGCGCCGCTGAAACCATGGATAAGGTTATTACCATTTCGCAAAATGGCGTGGCTGCTCTCTCTGATAAATATGCTGCTCTGGCACAGACAAATATTGCTGTAGCAACCTTGATGAAAAAGCAGGCCGAACTTGAATTACAGGCCGCTCTTTCAAACGTGTCAAAAGAAGTACAAAAGGCATCGAGTGACTTCATTAGCTTTGGTGATTCATTGTTGTCTTCACTGGGCGGTGGATATGCCAGCGTAAAATTATTTAATGACTATTTGTCCACGCTAAATATAACCACTAACGATTTCAGTGAGGCATGGAAGCAGGCAGCAGCCAGCGGGCAGGCTGGACAGTCAACGATGAATTCTATGGTGGCAACTGTTGCCGCCCTGTCCACCAAATTTGACATTAGCGATCAGAAGGCTTTTGAATTTGCCAAACAACTTTCAGATATTGCAAAGACCCCTACAGATGAAAAGCTTCAAACGCTTGTCGCGACCCTGCTTGAGGTCGGCAATGGACAATCCTCAGGTGCAGCTAAAGCGAGGGAGTATGCTAGAGGTCTCTTAACAATAATGGAGACAACTACGGATGCAACCAGACGCCTTAAGGCTCTGAAGGAGATGACTGATAGCCTGACCTCAAGCCAGGATAAAGCGCTAAAAATAGCTCAGCAGGAGTTATTCATTGCGAGGCAGTCTGGTGAGGCCCAAATGAAGGCCAAGGCCTGGCGAGATGCTGAAACTCAGGGGCTAAAAGAAGGTACTGAAGCATTCAGGAAATATTACAACGTCAAATTGGCGACATATAAGCAGGACGAAGCCAATGCCAATAGTAAAAAGGGCGTTAAAAGTGCCGCCTCAGAAGCTAACAAATTAGCTAATCAGCAAGAAACCGTGGCTCAAAAACTTGAGAATTTGAGGCAGCAATCAGAACTGGCTGCCGTGTCGATCCAAAAGCTCAGTCGCGAACAGGCCATCCTCACAGCTCAGCAATCGCTTGGTTCTGCAGCTACTCAAAAGGATCTCGAGCTTGCCGGAAAGTATGCTGCTGCAAAATGGGATACAGCCAATGCCTTAAAGGCTCAGGCAGCCGCCGAGAAACTTCTACCTGAATCCCGGGAAAATGCCAGCTATCAGCAGGACGTTGAGGACCTTAATACTGCACTGACTGCCAAAAAAATCAGTCGGCAGCAGTATTACCTGACCGCAGAACGCCTTGAGGCAACGCACCAGACCAACCTCGCCAAAATCCGCGCTCAGCAGGCTGTTACGCCCCAACAGGAAGCGGCTGGCACTGTTGACCCGGTGCAGCAACTGGCGAACGAGAACGCGCGTAAACTGGCGCTGATTCAGCAGTACGAGCAGCAGGGCATATTAACCCACCAGAATGCTTTGGCGCTGCGAGCCGCTGCTGACACTGAATACGAACAGGCACGCATCGCCGCTCAGTGGGAGATCTACCGCAATCAGAGCGCTGGCAATGAGCTTCTCGCTACCTCACTGGAAGGTCTGCAAAGCGGGGCAACAAATGCTCTGACCGGGCTCATTGATGGAACCCAGAGCCTGCAGGAAGCAATGGCGAACGTTGGTTCGACCATCATCAACAGCGTGATCAGCAGCCTCGTTGAAATGGGGATGCAGTGGGTTAAAAACCAGGTGATGGGTCAGGCTGCGGCTGCGGCGTCGCTGGCATCCACAATGGCTCAGGCAACTGCTGCCGCATCGGCCTGGGCACCTGCTGCTATGAGCGCGTCTATAGCCACACTCGGTAGCGCAGCTGCTGTTGGTGAATCTGCCTATGCTGCCTCACTCCTTTCCGCTAAAGGATTAGCAGTGGCCGGTGCCCGAGAACATGGCGGCCCGGTATCGGCCAGCTCCATGTACCGTGTGGGCGAGGGCGGTAAGCCTGAGATTTTCAAAGCCAGCAATGGCAGCCAGTACATGATCCCCGGCGAAAACGGTCGCGTCATCAGTAACCGCGATATTGGCGGCGGTGGCGGGGCGTTCAATTACAGCCCGGTCATTCAGGTCAACGGTGATCCGACGGAGCAGACGCTTGCCATGCTTGAGGCGGCGGTTAAGCGCGGGGCGCAGCAGGGCTATGCGATGGCCGTCAGCGATGTCGCCAGCGGCAAAGG